CCTAAACAAGATATTCCATTATGTGTCATAGTAGCACTAGTATTACCATTAGCAAATGTTATACCTGAACTACCATCATCTTTAATTCCTGTAAGTGCGTTCCATGTACAAAAATTTCCTGATGCCATATCTATTTAACTCCTTTTATCATGAGAACGTCGGTGAATCGAGACTTTGATGATCCGTTCCCATGTTAGTTGCAGTCCAATCGTTATTATTTCCTGAACTGTCATCCCCAAGTGCCGAAGCATTTTGAAATTTAAGATGCCAACCTTGACTACCGAATGTAACAGAGCTTGAAAAGTCTTTTGGTATCCAAATACCATTTTTACTTTCAGCAAATGTTGTAGGATTATATGCTGTACCATCTATAAAAGCTACTTCTGCCATATAACCATCAAAAGAACTTGATGTACTAGGACTATTTTGACCTCCTAATACATGTTTTACAGTATTGTTTATAGCAACATTTCCTGAAATACTAGCAGAAGTATCTAATGTTCCATTTATATACATATAAGAAGTGCCACCAGTTAGCTTCCATACAAAGTGCATCCAACCAGAAATATCTCTATATAATTTAGTGCCTTGATTAAAATTATATTCAGCAGATGAAGAATAAAGTTTATTTTGATAAAAATATGCTCTAAGTCTTGAATCTTGATTTCCTGAAGTACCTGTATTTAAAATAAAATGAGTTTCTTGAACAATATCTGTTTTTTTAAACCATGCACTCATAGTCCATACTTGTCTATTTCCTGCACTACCTGGTGTACGGTTTAAAGTGCTTGGTGATCCTTTATCGAATCTAGCTGAATGTGCGATCTGATGGTCATATAGACTAGGGGTGCCACCACCACCTGCTGGTTTTTGAAAAAATTCACCTTGTACTGGCATTACTTATGTCTCCTACGCAAACGCAAGTTGAGGTGCTCCGAGCTGAATACTTGAGGAAGCCTTAACAAAATATGGTATGACATCGACTGCATTAGCAGCTGTTGATATAGTTAAACCAGCACCAGCAGCTGTTTCATAATCTGTTCCTAAACTTAATGTTCTACTGCCTGTTCCATCTTGTATAAATACTATGATACCAGATTGTCCAACAGATTCTGTGCTTGGATTAGCTAATGTAACATTACCTGTTGCTGTTAAAACAAAGTTTTGATAACTGTCAAAATTTAATGTAACACTACCAGTTTGAGAACCAGCAGTTAGTGTTGCTCCTCTTTGACCAGCAGTAAAAGTATTTGCTACATCTTTAAAAACTGTATCAGCATTATAAACTTGAACATCACTACCTATTGCTAAACCTAAAGCAGTTCTTGCAGCTGAAGCTGATGTTGAACCAGTACCACCTTTTGCAACAGTTACTGTTGGTAAACTTGCTACCCCAACAGCACCACCTAAAGTATCTAAAGACACTTCATTAAGATTAGTTCCATCAGCATATGCAAAATACATTTTTGCTTGGTCAGTTACAAAACCAGAACCACTTGCTGTTTTAATTGTTAAGTTTGTAGGATTAGTTACTGCTGTAATATCAAAGATATACATTTTTTCTATACTGTCTGGAACAGTAACTACAGTTGCTCCTGATAGGGTAACAGAAGCTACCTTTATAACCATATTTCTTGCATTAGATATAGATGCGTTTGACATAGCTAAAGCAACAGTTGCTCCACTACTTACACTTACTTGTTCAAAGCCACCTATTGCTTGTTGTACTAAATTTAAATTTGCGTTTGTTTTTGTTCCCCATGTACCAGCGTTTTCACCAGTAGCCATGAGTTCCAGTTTTAAATCTGATGAGAATGTAGATGCCATATTTTATTCCTTTATTATGCTGCTGTTGTTATCTCGGTCCACGTTGTTTGTGCACCTGTATTTATTTCTGACCACGCTATTATTATTACACTTCCTACGTTGCTCGTCAATACTACACCTGTTACATCATCTACTAAACCAGTGCCTGTAATTACAACTCCTCCACCTACTGCTGATGTTGCTGCTACACCTGTAACATTATATCCTGATATTGGTGTAATAGAACCTACTGCACTTGTTGCAGCAATACCTGTAACATTTACTACTCCAGTAATAAGTAATACAACACTACCCACAGAACTTGTCATTGCTAAACCAGTAAGATCTATTAATGTAATAGGTGCAACAATTGATGTACCTACTGCTGATGTCATGGCTATACCAGTTACTCCTACTGCTGCATCTCCATCAAAAGTAACTGTACCAAGTGAACCTGTTAAAGGTAAACCTGTTGGAGTAATCTCAACACCCTGAGTTGTTGTGTTGCCTCCTACTGCGGAAGTCGTTGCGACACCAGTTACAGCTTGAGTATGTGACACACTTGCCACTGCTGTACCTATAGCAGTTGTAGCACTTACTCCTGTTGGTATGACAGAATATATACCATTCCAAACTCTATTACCCCAAGAGCCACGACCCCAACCTACTCCTATTTCTGCATCAATAGTCACAGAACCTATAGCAGTTGTTGAAGCAACACCAGTTATAGCAAAGGCAACATTATTTTGTGATCCCCAAGCTCCTTCATCCCAAGATAATAAACCCCAAGTATTTGCAGCTTCGGTATTTGCTGTCCAACCCATAGCCGAATGATTAGTACAGTAGTAATAAAGAACTGGAGCAGAAGATGCGACTTGTATAGTGGTTTTAGCACCAGCATTACCTGGTGTACCACTTGTAGTTACACCAGTAGTGTATTCAGAGCCACCTGCGTGAGTGCCATTAGCTGTAGTAGAAAACCTTAAAGGGTGTCCACTATTAGATGAGTCACTTTGATCAAAAACATAAGTTCCTCCTTCAGCTAAATATAATGTTACATCTGCTGTAGCAGTAGATCCATCAATAGCGTATTTATTACTAGAACCAACATTATGATAGGGGTGATTTGAAGGATTACCACCAACAACTGTAATAGTTAATGTTCTAGTGGTCACGACTACAAACTCCTATTTTTAAGCTATTCTTAAAATCGCATTTGACGCATCAGCAGTTGGAAACTGTATTGTAAATGTACCTGAAGTAGCTGTTTTATCTCCACCAAAATCTAAAACTGCAACTGCTGGATCACCAGAAGCTGTGTCGTTATAAATTAAAGCACCTCTTGCTGTAAGTGAAACACCTACAAAAGATAAATCTGCAAAATCACAAACAGCAGTATTTGTACTCAAAGCTGGAGTTGTAGATACTAAAGCTTTACCACCAGCTGGATAACCACTTGATGAAACTTGGTTGTCTGTTGTGAAAGAAGTTGTTGATTTACCAAGAGTTGCACTTGATGTATACATACTTAATTTAAAACTATTTCCACCGTTTGTGAAATTATGAACGCCTTTTAAAACATCTGTCTTAAATACATTACATACCACACTTGTTGTTATTGCCATATTTTACTCCTTTAAAAATTAAGGTGATTTAGATTCCATGGGTAATCTTAAAACACCATCGTCATACTCAGAACGTCTTCGTCTACCCATTTGGGAATTCATAAACGTCTGCATCTCTTCATTATACTTTGTTTGATACAGTTTGTACATATCCAAGGGGCCTTTTAAATAACTAAAACACTCAACCAAAACACCATATAATAATAAATTTTCTTGATGCTTTGATAAAAAAGTATCTGTAGTCGAGTTAAAATGATCTGGATCTTTAATATAATTTAATTGTATTTCATAGGCTTGATCAGGAACAGGAGCAAAAATAATATTTTTATCATCCCAATTAGCAAAGTATTTTGGTAAACCTGTTGCATCCGTAGGATTAAATTCACCCATAAAAGATGTATCTCTTTTAGATAAAAAATCTCTAGTGCTGCTACTTATTACTTGTACAGAACGTATAACTAAACAATCATCTGGTACATTTAAGTATCTTTGCGTTCCTGTAACAGCTGTCACATATTTTCTTATGTCATCATAATCAACTTTACCTGCAATATCTAATTCAGTGTTTCTTATAAACTGATCCATTAAAGTATCTGTCAAAACATTAGAATCTACTTCTGTGTAAGCTCGAACTTGAGTTAAAAAATTTGCATGTGATATAGTCATGATATTACTATGGTTACCTCTCCAATAGAAGATGTTGCTTCAAAACTTGTTAAAGTAGTTCCTAATATATCACTACTTTGTTCTGCTGTCATGTTTGCTCCACCATTTATACCACTATCACCAACTTCAGCAAAAAAACCTGAAGTAATGTAAAGTAAAAAATCTCTATTATCGTCTTTTTGTCTAGGTCTAGCGTTTGCTAAAGCTACAGCATCTGCTTTA